ACACGGTGGCGCAGGGGCCGGCGTCTGTCCGCACCGACGCGGGCGAAGTCACGGCGCAATCGATCCCCGACATGATCGAGGCCGACAAGTACCTCGCCGGTCGGAACGCCACGGCTGCCGGCAACGCTCACCGCGGGCTCCGGTTCAACAAGTTGATTCCTCCGGGGACGACTTGAATGGGAATCGTCTCCCTCATCCGCACCGGCCGCTGGTCGCCTCCGAAGAAGGCGATTCAGGTCGTTCGTCCGCTCGCACGGGCGCGGTTCGACGCCGCGCAGACGAGCGACGACAGCCGGCATTGGGCGAACGCCGACGCCCTTTCGGCGAACGCTGCTCTTTCGCCGGAAGTCCGCCGGATCATCCGCAATCGTGCCCGGTACGAGCGAGCGAACAACGCCTACGTCCACGGGATCTGCGTCACAAAGTCCAACGACCTCATCGGCACCGGGCCGCGAATCCAACTCGACACCGGCAACGCCGATTCCGACCGCGCTATCGGCCGGGCGTTTTTTGATTGGTCGTGGTCTATCCGCCTGGCCGACAAGCTCCGCACGTCCACCGAGGCCCGCGTCCTCGACGGCGAAGCCTTCTGCATGTTCTTCACGAATCCGCGGCTCGACTCACGGGGCGTGCAGCTCGACCTCCGGCTGATCGAGGCCGACCAAGTCGCCTCGCCGGCGTACGACTATCAGCAGACGATCTCCCCTGACGGCTCGCTCGTGGACGGCGTCGAACTGGACCGCCACGGCAACGTGATCGCGTACCACGTTCTCACGTCGCACCCCGGCAGCAACTACCTGATCGGGATCAACGAGTACGACACGATCGTCGCCGAGAACATGCTGCACTGGTTCCGGCCGACCCGGCCGGGCCAGCACCGGGGGCTTTCGGAACTGACGCCGTGCCTGCGGCTGACGGCGAACATGCGGCGCTACACCGAAGCGGTGATCCGCGCCGCTGAGATCGCTGCCGACCTCGCAGCGTTCGTCCACTCCAACTCGCCCGCCGCCCAGGTGGACGAAGTCGATCCGTTCGCGGCGATCGAGATCGAGAAGGGCACGCTCACCACGCTGCCGGAAGGCTGGGACATTTCCCAACTCAAGGCCGAACAGCCCACCAACACGCACCAAGCCTTCACGCGGACGATCTTGAGCGAGATCGCTCGGGGCGTGAATCTGCCGTATTACAAGGCCGCCTTCGACGCCTCGTCCTACAACTACTCCTCGGCCCGCCTGGACGGCCAACTGCACGAACAGAACGTCCGCGTCGAGCGGGACGAACTCGAGCGGGCGTGGCTCGACCGCATCTTCCGCGAGTGGCTCGACGAAGCCCTTCTTGTCCCCGGCATGATCCCCGCCGGGCTGCCGCCAGCCTCGGAGTGGAATTGGGCCTGGGTCTGGGACGGCCGCGAAGGCGTCGATCCCAACAAAGAGGCCAACGCCACCGAGACGAAGCTGGCAACGCTCACGACGAGCCTCGCCGCCGAGTACGCCCGCCAGGGGAAGCAGTGGGATGTCGAGCTTCGGCAGATCGCTGCCGAGCGGCAGCTCATGGCCGAATTGAATCTCACGCTCGGTGAGCGTCCGTCGCAGCTCGTGGTCCCCGACCCGACGCAAGGAGGCAACGCATGAGCAACCTTTTGCTTCGTGCCGATGTGCGATTCCTGACCGCCGACGCTTACGGCGAGGCTGAAAGTCTATCGACGCCGCGGATTCCGCGGTTCTCGATGGTGGGCTACACCGGCGGCATCATCCGCCAGGCGTGGAGCCGCGAGCCGGTCGTCATCGATCTCGCCGGCATGACCGTGCCGAGCGTGGTGCCGATCGTTTTTGGTCACGACTACTCGCTCGAGTCGGTGCTGGGTCAGGGCACCGGCACCGTTGGCGAGCAGCTCGTCATCGACGGGTCGATCCTCGCTCAATGCGAAGCGGCCATGCAGGTCGTCCAGCTCGGCGACCGCGGCTACCAGTGGCAAGCATCGGTTGGCGCTGACGTTGACGAGCAGACGCTCGTCGGGTCTGGCGACACCGTCACCGTAAACGGCCGGACCTTTGAAGGTCCGGTGCGAATCGTAACGCGTTCCACGCTGCGGGAATGCTCGTTTGTCACGCTCGGGGCCGATGCAGCGACGGCCGTCACCATTACCGCGAAAGCGGGGGAGTCTCCTATGTCCGATGAGACGAAGGCCGCCGACGCGATGCCGAGCGGCCCGGTTCAGAGCGAAGAGCACACGGCAATGCCGACCGGACCCAGCGACGTGGCATCCGCCGCGCCGAAGCTGGATCTCGTCGCCATCCGCGCCGAGGTGGTCGCCGATGTCACCCGGCAGGTGAAGGCCGATCTGCTGAACGATCTCCGCGTCAACCGCGGCGGTCCGGCGATCCATGCCAGCAAGCCGGCTCTCGACGACGACAAGGTTACGGTCGCCGCGATGGCGATGGTGGGCGGGCTCGGCAAGCAGGTCGAGCAGCAGTACGGCGATTCTCCGATGATCGAGGCCGCTCACGCGCGGTCGCGGACCATCGGCCTTCAGGACGTGCTCATCAGCGCGGCTCGCAAGGGCGGCTACGACGGAGCGTTTAAGGTCACGGCGTCAAACATCGCGGTGGTGCTGCGGGCGGCTTTCGCCACCCACAACATCTCCAACATCCTCGCCGCGACCTACGGCAAGTACCTGCTCACCGGGTTCGAGGCTGTCGAGTCGGTGTGGGATCAGATCAGCCTGATTCGGCCGCTCAACGACCTCAAGGCCGCGACCGGCGTTCGCCTCGACGGCGGGTTCGTGTTCGACGAAGTGGGCGGCGACGGGAAGCTCAAGTCGGCCGATGCCGGCGACGCTGCCCGGACGCTCCAGGCGAAGACCTACGGACGGATGTCGAGCATCACCCGTACGGACATCATCAACGACGATCTCGGGGCTCTGACGGCGGTTCCCCGCCGGCTCGGTCGCGGTGCCGCGTTGAAGTTCAATCAGGTGTTCTGGGCGGCGTTCGAAGCGTCGAACTCGAGCTACTTCCAGGGTGCGACGGCCGGTGCCGGCAACGCCCTGGCGATCGGCTCGGTCGAGACGGCGTACGGTGCGTATCGGTCGCTCACCGATCCGGACTCGGCTCCCCTCGGCATCACGCCGAAGATCCTGCTCGTGCCGGTGGGACTGCGGATCACGGCGGACAAGATCCAAACCGGCAACACGCTCCTTGCGTCGTCGCTCGGCTCGACTTCGTCCAAGGTGCTCGAGCCCCAGGCGAACGTCCTTGCCGGGAAGTTCACGATCGTCGATTCGGCTTACCTCACCTCGTCTTCGACGTGGTGGCTGGCGGCCGACCCGGCGGATCTTCCGACGATGGAAGTGGGCTTCCTGAACGGTCAGCGTCAGCCGACCGTCGAGCAGGCCGAGGCCGACTTCGACACGCTCGGAATCCAGGTTCGCGGCTACTTCGACTTCGGCGTGAGCAAGGCCGAGAGCCGCGCTTGCTACCGCATGGCCACCGCCTGATCCGAGCCAGCGTAATCCGTGCCCGGCGGGCCTGGGATGTCCAGGCCCGCCGGGGTGACGCTCAACCAAATCATTCACAGTAGAGGTTCCGAATCATGGCGACTCTCAAGAGCGATTCTGGTGTCTGGGACTACACGCCGAGCACCGCCAAGGCGGTCGGCGATGTGGTCATTCTCGGCAAGGTCGTCGGCGTGGTCTGCCGGCCGATCGCTGCCAGCGCGAAGGGCGCGATCGCCGTTCGCGGCGTCTTCACCTTCGACAAGGTCACCGGCGGCGCTCTCACCGCCGGTGCCGTGGCCTATCTGCACTCCAACCTGAAGGTCACGGGCTCCGCGACCACGACCGGCATCGCCGGCCTCGTGGCTGTCGATGCGGCTGCCGGCGACACGACCGTCGATGTCGAACTGAACGGCAGCTCGATGTTCGACCTGAACGCCACCGGCCCCGCCTGACGCTAATTCATCCCGCAAGCCGCCGGCGGTCGCCTCTCCTCGGGCACCGCCGGCGGTCTTGTGTCTTGGAGGTTACCCGTGGCCGACATGCTTTCCGACGGTGCCGCGTGGCTGGCCGACCAGTTCGCTGCGTCGGCGTCGCTCACCGTGGCATACAAGCGCGGCGCGAACTCGTCGCAGTTCGTCGCCACGATCGGGAAGAGCATGTTCGAGTCGTCGGGCCAGAACGGTGTCACGGAGCAGTGGGAAAGCAGGGATTACATCGTCAAGACGGCCGACCTGCCGTACGGCGAGCCGCTGCGTGGCGACATGATCGTCGAGGACATCGGCGGCGTCTCGGTGTTCTACGAGGTGGCCGCGCCGAGGGGCGTGCCGCTGTTCCACTACGGCGATGCGTTCCAGCACCTTGTCAGGGTCCACACGAAGCGGTCTGACCGCGATCAGACGTACATAATCACGGACCAGGGCGAAGAGATTGTTGTCCCGCTGACCGCTCAAGGGTGACCGCATGCCGCTCTTCAAGCGCGTCGATCAACTGCCCGCGGCGACCGGCGTCACCGGCTCGGACTTTCTGATTCTGTCGCGGCCGTCTGGCCCGACGGGCACGGTCGGCACGCGGACGGCGACGCTCTCGCAGCTCCTGACGTTCCTCGAGGACAACGGCGGGGCCACCGGCCCGACGGGCAGCTCTGGGGCCGCGGGAGCCGCGTCCACGGTGACCGGGCCGACGGGCGCGCCGGGCAGCAACGGGGCGGCAGGAAGCAACGGAAGTGCCGGGGCCACGGGGCCGACGGGCAGTCCTGGGGCCGCGGGCAGCAACGGCAGCGCCGGGGCC